TAATAAAAACAAAATAATATGTCAGCAAATATAATTGATTTAAAAGAAATACTTATTAAAATGCAAGATGTGTGGACAAGTTTTCAATGTAAAGCAATCGAAGGAATGCCATTCAATCAATTTCATTTTGGCTATCCACAAGAAGTTGATGACATTCACAAAAAAAATCTTCCATTGATGGTTGTCAATCCACCAAGTTCAATTGCATCAACAAATGAAATTCAGCTTGATCAAAATGTTTTGACAAACACATCTTTTGTTTTGCAAATTTATGATCATTTGCCATCATCAATGACTGGTCAACCATCAATCAACAAAGCAGACAACTTTGACAATTTAGAAAAATGTTTTTATTATTGGCTTGAAAACACAATTGATGCACATGGAACAAAGGTTCAATTGTCTGCTGGATCATTAAGAATTGAAAGATCAACAACTTCATCAAATGACAAATTATATTCTTTGCAATGTAGTTTCACACTGAATTATTTTGTTCGATGTTTTAAACTAAATTAAAAAATGAATGCACCTCTTGACAAAAATATGATCGATCAAATACTTGTAAACATTGAAGCAATTCTTGGTGTCAAGTTGATTGATCTTGAAAGAAAAGCATCTGGTGCATTGATCAATTCATTTCAACACAAGATCAACATTGCAAATGAATTTGATCTACAATGTCAAATCATCGGTCTTGATTACTGGAAAATCGTTGAATATGGTGTCAATCCAGCAGCAATTCCATACGATCCAAGCATTCGAACAAATGCAGCATCTTCACTTTATATTCAAGGACTGATGAACTGGATCAAAACAAAGGGAATTGCAAGTGAAAACAAAGTTGTGAAACAAATTGCATTCATGATCGCAAGAAAACAAACTGCAAAAGGTGGTGGTGGTGCAAGGGGAAATCCTATCAACAAAAACAAACTGGGTTTTATAAGAAAAACACAAAAAGATCGTGAAAAAGAAGTTCAGAAAATTGGTGAAGTTTATCAAAAATCTGTTTTCACAATGGTCAAATCATTAACTGGATCAGTCGAAATCGTAATTTAAAAAAATAATAAAATGGCATCAGTCACAATTCAAATACAACCAAGAAACATCATTTCAACACTTGAACCATGTTTTTTTCAATTTAGTCAATCAGCAGTGGACACATTGAATGTTGTTGCACAATTGCAATATGACACAACTGGATCTGGTAACTGGGTGAACTGGGGTGGTCGAATGCGATCTGCACCAGTGTTGAATGTTGCTGGTGTTTTCCAACTTGAAGCACAAGACATCTGGAATTCACTTCCAAAAGGTTTTGCAAACGACATCAAAATGCTTGGATCTGGTTGTTGCTATGGTGGTGGACTTGGATCATCACTTCCACAAATGCAATGGTCACAAATTTGCAACTGGCAAGTTCGACTGATTGTTCAAAGGGAATTTCTTGATGCATCAACTGGTTTCATTGAATTAGATCCACAAACAACAATTTCAAACACTTTTGTTGTTTATGAAGCATCACCACCAAGAAGGAATTCACTATGGGGAACAAGTTATATTCCAGATTCAGACACACTTGGTGAATATGTTATGCAAGGAAATGCAAGTGAAGCAAGAGATGGTTTTTTATGGTTGACTGATGCGATCACACAAAGAAAAGCAAGAACACCGATGATCACATGTCACATCAAACCGACTGAACAATTTTATTTGCACACAATCAATGGTCGTTTGTTGTCTGGTGTGTCAAATCCAAATCGATTGGTGATTGAAACATTTAATGCACAAGACATGATGTTGAATGGAAGGGTGATTTCATGGTTGAATGGATCTTCAAACAATTACATGCAAAGCATTGATGTCGGTTTTCGATCAATCAAATGTGCATTGTCCGAAGGTGGTGCAGAATCAGCTGACTTTGCAAATGTTGCATATTATCATGTTTACAATTCAGTTTCAAATGGTTCAAGTGGACTTTCAAAATCAGTCGTTTGGAAGTTCATTGTTGATCGGTCATGTAATACAAAAGCATATCAAAGATTCTTGTGGAAAAACCAACTGGGTGGCTGGGACATGTTCACAATTGATGGCAAACTGACATCAAGAAGAAAATTCAAGCATTCAAAATATGAGAAAAGAATTGGTCGTGATACATCGGTTTATTCTTATGGTGAAAACAATTGGTTGAATACAGAAGAAACAATTTTCAAAGTTGATTCACAAAAAATGACAACTGATCAAGCAATGTGGATTTCTAAAATTGCAGCATCATCTTTCACATATCTTCGTGTTGACATGCAATCTGACTACAATCCACAAACATGGCAAGATTTTTCTGCACTTGAAACATGGCGAGATGCTGGAAGATGCAACAAATTCATTCCGATCATTATTGATTCAACTTCAATTCGTTATCAAGACACAAACAAAAGAAACATTCAAAAAGTTTCGTTTGAATACAAACTTGCATTGTCAAACATATATCCAAGAAACTAAAAAAAAACAAACATGGGACAAAGGGCAAACATTCAATTTCAAATTTTCGACAATACAGACAATTCAATTGTCGGTGAACTTGACATTCAATCAAGTGACACTTTTCCAGTTGCTTTGACATATACAATCAAAGATGTTCAAGACATTCAAAAATCAAAAGGTTCATTCTCAAAAAACTTCAAAATACCAGCAACCAGAAACAACAATGATGTTTTAAAATCAATTTTTTCTGATTCATTTTATAATTCATTCGAATTTGTAGAAAACAAATCAGCAAAGATTTTTGTTGATGGATCATTGATCATGCAAGGTCAATTCAAAATCAAAGCAACAATTCAAGACAAAATTCCACAAGAATATGAATGTGTTGTTTTTGGTGAAAATTACGAATGGGTTAATTTGTTGGATCAAGCAGATCTTTGTGAAATTGATCTTGATGCTGGTGGACTTTTTCCAAACACACCATCAGTGATTGGATATGATCGTGATGACATCATGGCAACATGGAATCACAATTTTTCTGGTCACATTGTTGGTGGTGTTGGAACACATGTCGTTTATCCTTTGGTCAATACTGGAAAATATCTTTATGGTGATTTTGCACATGCTGATGATTTGTTTCCAGCAATCTTTGTTCGTGACATCATTCTTGCTGCATTTGCTGGAATTGGTTATCAAGTTGAATCAGATTTTTTTGAAACCAACTGGTTCAAGAAACTGATCACATTGACACCAAGACAAATTTTTGAAATCGATGAAGATTCAGAAGTTGCAACACCTTTTTCATGGCAATATGCAACAAATCCAGATGTTGCTGGTGGCTGGAAGATTCCAACTAATTATAGAAATTTAAGTCAACCACCAAACAATTTTGATGGTGCAATCGGTTTTCTTCCGACACCATCATGCACTGGTTGTGATCCAAACAATGTTGTTTCTGCAAACAACACTTTGAACGATGTCAAGTTTTATTCACTTGGTGGATATTTAGATGACAATGAACCAGATCACATCATTTGTGGCTGGTGGTGGGGACAATTTGGAATCTATGCACCAGCACAAAACTATTTTGGAAATTATTTCAATGCACTTCTGACTTCATATTGTGATCCATCAACTGGAATGTGGATCTGGGGACATGAATGGGATTGTGTTTGGACAAATGCACAAACAAATGTTTATCTTAATGCTTCACAACCACCACCAAATGGAACACATGAAGAACCGATCAACAATGTGTCAATCATTCAAACATCACAAACTGGAACATATTCTTTCAACTTGAATTGTTTGCTGGAAATGGACAATCAATATGTCATTGACAATTTGCCAGAACAATTTGAACCATTTGGTGATGACACAAACATGCCACCATACTATCAGAATCAAGGTTTCATGTATGCAAATGCAGTTGGAATGTCTTATGGTGGAACTGATCCACAAACTGGTCTTGATGAATATGAAGATTTTGGTGTCATTTATTGTGCATCTGCATTTCTTGTTCAAATTGAAGGATCAACTGGAAGACACAAACCGATGTTTTGTGATCATACTTGTCGAACTTCTGATGATCTTGCATGGCACAATTTCTTTGCACAATGGCGAAGTTCTGCACAACTTCCAGAAACAAATTTGACATTTCAATTGAATGTCGAAAATTTTCTTTTTGATATTCTGGACACTGATGATCAATTTTATTGGTATGTTGAAGTTTATGAACAATTCATGAATGCAAGTGATTCTGGATATTCTGGTGGAATTTCACACATTGCAACATGTCAATGTAAATACAGAATCATTGAAGCATCAACATGGGGTGGTCTTACTGATGCAATGACAGAAGATGGTCAAGTCAGTGTTTCACAACTTTTGCCATGTGATGTGTCACAATTAGAATGGATCAATGGTTTGACTGGTCTTTTCAATTTGTATTGGTATGCAGATGAAGGTGCGAAAAAAATATATTGTGAACCAAGAGATAATTTTTTCTTCAATCGATTTCTTGCATTGGACTGGTCTGAAAAAATTGACATGTCACAAGATTCAAGATCCGAATTTGTTTATGATTCACTGAACAGAAATCTTTGTTTTTCTTATGAAGATGATGGATCAGATGGTTTTGTTGAAGAACGAAATAAAAGGGTGGGACAAATTTGTTCTTTGAATTCTTTTGCAATGGATCTTGGAAATCTATACAAAAACGATGACACACAAATCGGTTCTGAATTTTATGCACCGACATACATGTTCAATGATGTTGTGATCGGAAACAATGCAGACAAATCACCATATATTCCAGTAATTCATTCCGAATACACACCGATCTGGACTGCAACATTGAACAATCAGTATCCAGACAAAATTGAAGAATTTGCACCAAGAATTCTTTTGTGGGGTGGAAAAGTTCCAGTTTTTGAAGCTGATGGTTTGACACCAGACAATGTGTGGCGATGGGGACAAGAAAATCCATCAGATCCACCAGTGAATTTGCAATACTATCCATTCGCTGGAACACACTTCAATCAAAATGAAAATTTCTTTGGAAATCTGAACATCGGTGGAATCAATTATTTTCCGACATTACCATTCCAAGATGCAGAAGCAAATGATCAACCACCAGCATCAACTGCACCATTGTATCCATTTTGTGATGGTTTGTTCAAAGTATTCTGGGAAAAAAATATCAATGGACTTCTTGCAAGACCAAGAATCAAAAAAGCATTTTTCAATTTGACACCAAAAGACATCATGGATTTTGATTTTAGAAAATTGATTTATCTTGATGCTGGTGTGACAGAAGGTGGAACATATTGGATTGTCAACAAAATAATTGACTACAAACCAGCAAAAAATGAATTGACAAGGGTTGAATTGTATCAATTTTTCATCAGCAAACCAGAAAAGAAACCAAAACCAAACAAGAAAAACAACAACAAATTTCTTGTTTCAAATGCTGGAATCAGTCGTGATGTTCCAAATGGAAGGAATTATCAATACAACATCAGATTGCGAAACAATGCAGACAAACTTGGTGTCACTGGAAAACAACTTGAATCATTGGCAAAAACACCGAATTTGTCATTGACATCACCAGTGTATCAAAGTGATCAAAACTGGATTGAAATTCAAAGGGAATTTCCAAACAAAAAACCTATTGTTTCAACTGATGGATCAAGAAATCCAAGATCTAACAAAAGCAAAAAATCTTTTTCAATAGGATCTGGAAATCAAGTGATTCAAGACACTGGTTCAATTGTTATTGGAAACAACACAAGGGCAAATTCAAAAAACACAATTCAAATCGGATCAAATGTGAATCAAGTCAGAAGAAATCCAGAACAAATCATTGTTCAAGGATCTAACTATGCACCAGCATTTGTGGTCAACAATCAAGGTGAATTCGTTGAAGGTGGTGGTGGTTGCATATATTATGAAGATGCTGCTGGAAGTTTTATGCAAGTTTACTATGAAGACAAGACATCACCATTGTTTGAAAAATCTATTAAAAAAGTATTAAAAGGAAAATAAAATGGCAAATCTGGAAACAATTCTGAACATTCGTGTCGAAGGAACTTCGGACATGATAAAATTCAAAGATGAGATCAACAAAACTGAACAAGAACTGAAAGATCTAAAAGCACAACAAAAAGCAGCTGGTGATGAAGGTGGAAAATTCACAAAACAGATTGTTGAACAAGAAACAAAATTGAAAGGTCTTCGAAAAGGATACAATTCAAGCAAAACAGAATTGTTGAAGATGAATGATGCAGTCAAAAGCACTGGAAAATCATACAATGATTTGACAAAACAAAATGCTGCACTTGTTGTTCAATTGAAAAAACTTCAAGATCCTCTTGGTAAAGATCAAAAGGAATTTCAAAAGCTATCTGCACAAATAAACAACAACACAAATTCTTTGAAGAAAATGGATTCTGCAATGGGTAGATCACAAAGAAATGTTGGAAACTATGGTCAAAGCATTCGAAACATGGGACTGCAAATCGGTGCAGCAGTCATGGCTTTCAAAACACTTGAAAGGGTGATCGGAACTTTTGTTGACTTTGAATTTCAAATCAAACAAGTTGGTGTGATTTCTGGTGCAACTGCCGAAGAAATGGCAATGCTTGAAAAGAATGCAAAAGATCTTGGATCATCAACTGCATTCACTGCTGGTGAAGTTGCTGGTCTGCAAAAAGAACTTGCAAAACTTGGTTTCAATCCAGCAGAAATTGAAAACATGACAAGTTCAGTTCTGGATCTTGCATTTGCATTTGGTGAAGATCTTGGACAAACATCAACAATTGTCGGTGCAACACTTCGACAATTCAATCTTGATGCAGAAGAAGCAAGTCGTGTCACCGATGTCATGGCTGCATCATTTGCAAATTCTGCACTTGATCTTCAAAAGTTTGAAGTTTCAATGGCTAAAGTTGCACCAGTTGCGAATGCAATGGGTTTTTCACTTGAAGACACAACTGCAATTCTTGGAACTTTGACAAATGCTGGAATTGATGCATCAACTGCTGGAACATCACTTCGAAACATATTTTTGAAACTTGCAGATCCGACTGGTGATCTTGCAAAAGCACTTGGAAGAAATGTCAATTCTGTCGATGAACTTATTCCAGCAATGCAAGAACTTGAAAAGAAAGGAATTGATGTGGCTGGAATGCTTGAAATCACTGACAAAAGATCGGTGACTGCATTTGCATCGATGTTGGCTGGATCAACTTCAATTGATGAACTTGCTAAAAAGATGCAAAATGCCGAAGGAACAACACAACGATTTGCTGATGTGATGAGAGATACATTGAAAGGACAAATTGATGCAGTAAAATCAGCAGCAGAAGGTTTTGCAATTGAATTGATTGACAATCTTTCACCAGCACTTGAAGTTGCAATGAACATCTTGAATGCAATGTTTCAAGTTTTGAAATTTTTAGCACCAGTCATCGTGACTGCAACTGCTGCATTCGTATCATACAAAGCAATTGTGATCGCAACAAATGCTGCGACAAAATTATATAATATAGCAACCACTGCAATGCGAATTGTGACAATTGCAACAACTGGTGGTGTCAAAGGATTGAATCGTGCATTGAAATTGTTGAACATATCAATCAAAGCAAATCCGATTGGTCTTCTGGTTGCTGGTCTGACAACTGGTGTTGCACTTTTATCTTCATTTTCATCAAAAGCAGAAGATTCAGCAGAAGACATGGATTCACTTGCATCTTCAACTGAAAAGTTCAGTGAAATTGAAAAAGAAGCAGTCAAAAATCAAGCATCACAACTTGCAAATGCAAAACAATTGATTTCAACAATACAAGATGAAAATGCAAAAAGATCAGATCGATTGAAAGCAATCGAAGATTTGAACAAGATCACACCTTTAACAATTAAAAACATTGATGATGAAAAAGAAGTTGCAGAAAAACTTGCTGGTGCATACGAAGATGTTGTCAAAGCAATCAAATTGAAAATTGTCAATGATGTTGCAAACAAGAAACTGATTGCACTTGCAGAAAAAGAACTTGCAATTGAAGAAGAACTTGTCAATGTAAAAAACGACTACAACAAATCTTTGCAACAAAATCTTAATTTGACACAAGAAGAAATTGATGCTGGTGGAAAAATCATTGAAACTTTTGATGCACAAGGAAAAGCAATCAAAAAATTTGTTTCTATTGAAGAAATTGAAAAGAAAAAACAAAAAGAATTGAGAGATAAATTGATCGAAGCAACAAGATTTTCAAAAACTGGAATCGTTGAATTTGACAATGCAATGGGAAAACATCTTGAATTGACAAGAAAAGTCAACAACTTGGAAGGGAAATTGAATGATGTCAAAACTGAAGGTGTGAAGATCCAAAAAGAAGCAAATGCAAAAGCAAAAGAATTCAACATTGAATCAGAAAAAGAAGAAAAAGTTGTCACAAAAAAATTGACTGCTTATCAACAACTGCAAGAAAATGTCAAAATTGCAACCGAAGAATTGAAAAAAGCAATCACAACAAATGGTGACACAACTGCTGCTGCTGAAAAACTTAAAAAAGCAAAACAAGAATTGATGGAAGTTGATGCAAAGGTTGCAAAAGTCAACAAAGAAGTTGCAGATTCTTTCAAAGAACCGACAAATGCATATCAAGACCAAGTTGATGCAATACAAGAAACAATCAATGCAGAACAAAAACAACTTGATCAAATTGAAAAATTGAAAAAAGCTGGTGCAGATCTTGCAAAAGAACAAATTGAACAAGCACTGAAAGTTGCCAAAGCAAGATTGGATCTTGCACTTGTAACAATTCAAGCATCAAATGATGACACTTCAAAACAAGTTGAAAACATCAACAAATTAAAATCTGAAATCAAGTCACTTGAAACTGAACTTGGAAATTTTGGAAAATCAGCAGACACCGATGGTGATTCTGGATCTTCTGGTTTTCTTGGAAAAGCACTTTTCGGAACAAAAGATGGTGAAGAACCTTTCACTGGTGAAGAATTTCTTCAAGCAGTTGGTGCAACAATGTCACAAGTCATGGACATCATGTCCGAAGTCAATGCAATGCAACAAGCAGAAACAGATGCACAAATTCAAGGAATCGAAGGTGAAAAACAAACCGAACTTGATGCACTTCGTGAAACAACTGCATTCAAAATTGCAAGTTCAGAAGAACAAGCAAAAATGGAAGAAGAAATCACAAAGAAACATGACAAAAAAATTCTTGATCTAAAAGTCAAACAATTTGAAAGGGACAAGAAAATGATGAAAGCACAAGCAATCATGTCTGGTGCAATGGCGATCATGTCAATCTGGTCTGGAACAATTTCTGGAAATCCAGTTGCAGATGCGATCATCAAAGGAATTTTGACTGCTGCACAAGTTGCATTGACTGGTGTTCAGATTGCAACAATTGAAGCACAAGCACCACCAACTGCTGAACTTGGTGGAATCATGAATGATGACTTTTTTGCAAATGGTGGAATGGTGCATGGAAGATCACATGCAGAAGGTGGTGAAAAATTTGCAGTCGGTGGTCGTGTTGTTGAACTTGAAGGTGGTGAAGCAGTGATCAACAAAAGATCAACTGCAATGTTCAAACCATTATTGTCACAATTGAATCAAGCTGGTGGTGGTCGAAAGTTTGCTGATGGTGGTTTGACAATGGCAACTGATGCACTGGAAACACAATCACTTTCACTTGCAAATTCAATGAATGAAACAAAAGATCAAAAAGTTTTTCTTGTTGAAGCAGATGTCACCGAATCACAAATTGCAGTCAAGAACATTGAAGCACAAGCAACATTCTAAATTTATATATATGAAAATAACTGAAACAAAAGAAGTTCAAAATGCAAGATTGAAAATTTGCAGATCTTGCGAATTTAGAAGAAACAAATTTTTATGGATATTCAATGCAGATTCATGTTCAATTTGCAAATGTAATTTGAAAGCAAAAACATTGATGTCTGCTGAAATGGGTGGTCAATGTCCGATTGCAAAATGGTGACAATCAACACACTATTGTGAAAAACAAAAACTGAACATGATTGCTGGAATTAAAAAACATCGTAAATTTGAAAAAACAAAACTTTCACCGATGGAAGAAATTGCTGAAAAAGTCACACTTGAAGATCAAATTGAATTGCAAACTTTAATGACTAAAATCAGAAAAGATGCAAGAGGTCGTTTCATGTATAGTCAAAAAGATGCACTTGCATTGTTGCCATTGTTCAACAAATACATTGATTCAAAAGTTGGAAAAAACATTTTCGGTTGTGGTGGTTGTGTCACAAAAGTTTTGCAAAAAATGCAACAATTGAACCAACTATGCCGAAACCAAACGAAATAGATCACATCAATGAATTTGTGGAAATTATCTGGTCAGAAGTTCAGACAAGATTTGGTGAATTTGCAACACCAAAAGATGTCATTTATCATCTTGTTGAAAGGGGAATTGCTGAACCAACAAGGTTGCGAAATTATTTGATCATCAAAGAATTTGACAAACTATTGATCCAAAACAATGGTCATGTCACACACACATTCATGGATCTTTCAATCAAATATGAATTGTCAGATCGACAAGTTCAAGGTGTTGTCTATAAATACAGAAAAAAGTTTGAAAAGAAGGCAAACATCAAAGCAAGAGAAAGAAAAAAACATTCAAAAAAATAAACTTCCTTAAATTTCGAAAACAAAAAAATTTGACTTTGTATTTTTGTGACAATGCAAAATTGGTTCGAAATAAGCAACAAAGCAAAAGAAACTGCTGATGTCTGGATTTATTCAGAAATTGGTGGATATGACATCAATGCAAAATCTTTCATTGATGAAATCAAAGATCTAAAAGGAAAAAACTTGAATGTTCACATCAATTCACTTGGTGGTTCAGTTTTTGATGGTCTTGCAATTTACAATGCACTAAAATCACACAAAGGAAATGTCAACACAATAGTTGAAGGAATTGCAGCATCGATTGCATCGGTGATCGCAATGGCTGGTGATACAATAGAAATGTCAAAGAATTCATTGTTCATGATCCACAATCCATTCACAATGGCTGGTGGTGATGCAGAAGAACTTCGAAAAACTGCAAATGTTCTTGACAAGATTCGTGATGAAATTGCAAACATATATGCTGAAAAAACTTCACAAGATCATGAAACACTTGTTGGTTTGATGGCTGCTGAAACATGGTTCAATGCAAATGAAACACTTGAAATCGGTTTTGCAAACAAAGTTGGTGAAGCAGTTGAAATTGTTAACACATACGACATTTCAAATTTCAACAACATCACACATGACAAAATAAATTCAATCTTAAACATAAAAAAAGAAAATATCATGGAAAATGTAAATTCAGAAAAAAATGTTGAAAAAGAAAATGGAATTCTTGATCAAATAAAATCACTTATTGGAATGAAAAATGAAACAATTGAAATTTCAAATGATCATGAAGAAGGTCATGATGGTGACACACCAGCAGAAGATGTGGACTGGGCAAAAACTTATGAAGAAATGAAAGACAAGGTTGACAATCTTGAAGTTGCAGTTCACCGAATTGAAGAACAACTTGGAATGAAAGAAGAAGAAATTGCAGACAAAGCTGGACAATTGGAAACTGCAAATGATGCAATTGTGAATCTTGAAAATGAAATTTCAAAACTTAAAGCAACAAAAACAGATGTCATTGCATCTGCTGATCCTAATGTGGGAACAAAAAAAGTTGAAGATGCAAATGCTGCATTTTTCAATGCAATGGTGAAAGGACTGCAAAGAAAAAGTGGTTCAAGAGAATAAATAATAAATAAATAAATTAAATAACAATTAAAAATCAATTATCATGGCAAATGTAGCACTTGACAACATTTCGGCAACTTATAGTGGTGCGAATTTCAGCACATTATTTCTTGAACCGATATTTAGAGATTCAGACATCATGCAATTTCGTGTGATTCCGAATGTAAAACACAAAATGAACTTATACACTGCTGATGCACTTTCGTGCATTGTGAAAAAATACACTGGTTGTGGTGATGCCGAATCTGGTGACTTTAATGTCAACGACAAGGTGATCACTGCTGGAAGAATGAGAGTTGCAGTTTCACAATGTCAAGATGCATTCTTCGGAACATATCTTGAAGAATCATTCAGAAATGGTGTCAATGTTTTCGATCTTCAAGGAACTGACTTGATGGACACAATTCTTGCAAATGTTAGACAAGGAATTTCATCTGATGTTGTCAGAATAGCATGGTGGGGTGATACTGGTGCAACTGGTGATTCTGCATCTTGTTACAATTCAACAGATGGCTGGTGGAAATTATTCAAAGCAGACACTGGAACTGGTGGAATAGACACAAACAAAGTTTCAATTCCAAATGCATCTGCATTTGTTGATGGTGATGGAATCAAAGCACTTCGTGACTTATATGAAGCTGCACCAGCTGCACTTGCTGGTGTTCCAACAAATGAAAAAGCATTTTATGTTTCACCGAAAATTTACAATGATTATTTAAAAAGTATCGAAGGAACTTCATCTGATGCTGCTTATCAAGCACTGAAAAATGGTGGAAATGTGACATTCAGGGGAATTGAAGTTGTGCCGATGTATGGCTGGGAAGTTGCAGTGACACAATTGTCAGAAACTGATGATGTTCTTGCTTGTTATACTGCAAAACAAAATCTTGCAGTCGGAACAGACACAACTGATCCAGAAGGGGAAATGAAAATTTTCTATGATGATTTAACTGAAAAAGTTTATGTGAGAGCATATTTCAAACTTGGTGTTCAGTTTTTACATTCATCAATGACACAAATCGGATACTAATAAAATAATAATTTAAAAAAAAGATAATATCATGGCAATAACAACTGGACACAATGTAGCATGTTGCGATAGAAACAGAAGGGGTGGAATCAAATGCATTTGGCTTGGAAATACAGACCAAATTGCATCAATCACTGCTGGTTCTGATCACAACTACACTGCAATCACAATGGTTGATCCAACAACCGATGTATTCTACAAATGGGAATTTGATCGTGGGACTGCTGGTTTCACTGCAAATGCAACAAGAGAAAATGGTTCAACTTTGATGGAAGTTTCACTTGAATTTTATATTCCAAAAATCACTGGTGTTGTAAACGAAAATTTAATGCAATTAGTGACTTCATGTGGTATCACTGCAATCATCGAAACTTATGCAGATGATTGTGGATCACCAGCAGAAACTTTCAAATTCATTCTTGGCTGGGACGAAATTTTTGAAGAAACTGCATACATGGAATTCACATCTGGTGAACAAGGAACTGGAACTGGTCTTCAAACTGCAAATGGAACACTGATCACTTTGACAACACAACAAGGTGAATATCCAAGACAAGTGGATTTCGTTATTCCAGTATAATTTTTGAAACATTATTTTTTGCGAATGTCATTCGTGAAGATATGAACATTCAGATGGTGACATTTCAACAAGGGGTGTCACCATTTTTGTTTGAAAAACTTTAAATTTGTAATAAAAAAATAAAATCATGGCAAAATATAAATTGACAAAAAGCATTGCGAATTCTCAATCATTTAGATTTGAAGGTGTTAAATATGTGACAAGAATCATTTCTGACAAGCAATTGAAAGAATTGTATAAAAAAGAATGTCCATTCGTTATTGAAGAAAAACCAAAACCATCAAAGAAAAAATCAAATGAAAAAGAAGAATCTGCAAAAGACACTGAATAAAATTTCACAAGCTGCTGGTTTTGCGAAATTTGATGTGATCAATCTTGCAGTTCCAGAATCCATTGAAGAAATCAGTGGTGTTTCAAATGTTGCAACACCATACATTCCTTTCGGTGCAAACAATTTATTTCCACAATTTCTTGCAGAAATAGCAAGACAATCACCGACACATCGTGCAATTCTTGGACAAAAGAAAATTTTGTCAGTTGGAAAAGAATTTCAAAGTGAATCAGAACAATTGATGTCATTTGTTGATGCTATCAATCCACAAGAATCACTTCGTGATGTTTATGGAAAAATTATGTTTGATTATTATTGTTTTGGAAATGCATATCTTGAAGTTGTAAAACACAACAATGGTGTGAACTTGTATCACATTGATGCAACAAAAGTTCGAATTGCTAAAGATCAAAAACATGTTTATATTCATGCAGATTGGTCAAACTACAATCAAAGCAAAAAACAACAAGTGATTCTTCCGATGTATCCAAATTTTGAAAACAACACATCGATCATTCATTTCAAAGATTATGAACCGACTTTCAACTATTATGGTTTGCCAGATTTTGTGGCTGCATTGTCATGGTTGTCAATTGATAATTTGTTGCAATCATACAACAAAAACAAATTTGAAAACAATTTCATGCCATCTGCAATTGTTGAAATCAATGGTGACATGGGTGAAGAAGAAGCTGAAAAATTAGTTCGTGATGCACAACAAAGATGGACTGGAAAAAACAACAATTCAAAAATTTTGTTTCTTGTCAAGAATGGTGACACAAAACCAGCAAACATCACAATGTTGTCAGACAATGCTGATGGATCATTCATGGAATTGCAAAAACTAACAAGTCAAAACATCATCACTGCACATCGATTTCAACCAGCAATGTCTGGAATTGTTTCTTCTGGAAAAATGTCAAACACTGGGAATGAAATCAGAATTGCATGGGAAATGGTCATGGGAACTTTGATCAAAGATGTTGAAGGTGTGGTCTTGAAAAAAATCAGATCAGTGATCAATGAAATGACACCATTGAATGCAGATGATCTTGAAATCATTTATGAACCACCGATTTCATATCTTGCAGACATCAATCCAGCAGAAATTTTGACAATCAATGAACAAAGGGTGATGCTCGGTTTTGATCCGATTGACAATGGTGATATATTTAAAAAATCAAATAAAACGAATTAAGAATGGCACTGACAAACAACTACATGGCTGATGATGCATTTTTGACTGCACAAGAAGTGATCAATCTTGCATTCACAAACAAAAACACTGATCCAGAATTGATCAACAAAGAAATTCTGGTTTTGACTGAAATTGCACACATAAAAGAAGAACTTGGTGAAGAATTTTTCATTCATTTGAAAGATGCATTCACTGCTGGAACACAATCAACTGATGAAACTGCATTGATGAACAACTGGATCAAACCATGTCTTGCATGGTTCACAAGATTTGAATTGATTCTTGAAATACAAAATCAATCAACTTCAAGTGGTATTGTTCACAACATGCCAGAATTTGCTGGTGTTGTCAATGCAACAGAATTGAATGTATATAAACAAGACACCTATCGAAAAGCAAAAGTGATGTTGTCTGCAATGATGAAGTTTTTGGAAGACAACACAAGTTCTTTTCCAGAATATGCAAATGCATCTTCATCATGTGTTGATGGAAAAACTGCTGGTGTCAACAAAAATCATGGTTTTATCATTTATTAAAATTTTCAAATATGCCATTGCCGATTCCAAAAAAAGAAGAAAAAAAATCAGAATTCATTGCAAGATGCATGTCTGATCAAGTGATGGTCGGTGAATTTCCAAATGTTGCACAAAGAGTTGCAGTTTGTCAAAAGCAATTTGAAGATCCATCAGTGAAATCTGAACCAAAAAATGATGAAAAAGTCAGAAGAAATCCAGATTGTCCAGATGGCTGGGAACATCAAATGCCAGATGGATCATACATGTGTGGAAAAAAACACAAAACAACAAAAAAGAAATCACCTTATGGAAATGAATCTTTTGATGACTATCCAAAAGCAGCAACAGAAAATGCAAAAAGGGTTTTGAAGTGGGTTGATGAAAATGGCTGGGGTGATTGTCTTGAAGCAACTGGAAAACAAAGATGTCATCAAATTGCAAATCGTGAACCATTAAGTCGTGACACAATCGCAAGAATTGCAAGTTTCAAAAGACATCAACAACACAAAGATGTTCCATTTGATGAAGGGTGTGGTGGTCTTGCTTGGAATGCATGGGGTGGAACAGAAATGATTGAATGGTCAATCAGAAAACTTGAACAAATAGATAATAATTAAAAAAAAACAAACATGTCAAATCTTCATAAAAATCTTGCAAACGATCAACTTCACAATCCAAAAGATTTCAGTGGTGCAGCAAACGACACTTTTTTGTCAAAGAATGCATCTGGAAATCTTGAATGGAAATCTGCTGGTGCAGTCAGTGGTGTTTCACAAATAACTGCTGGAACTGGAATCACTATTTCACCAACTTCTGGAATTGGAAATGTGACTATCAATTCAACTGCAACTGGGGGTGGCGATCCACAAACAAGTCATTCTTGGCGACATTGTGTGACACCACCAGCATCAAAAAGTGAAGAACCAAGATTTTTTTTGATGGATTCACCTTGTGCAACTGAAAGAACAAATCCATTTCATTCACAAGTTCCAGTTCTGATTCCATCACTTGCATCAACAATTCTGGTTGATTATCGGCTTGTTCTTGGATCTGCAATTCATTGTGTTGATTCAACAAATCCATTGATGATCAGATTCAATGGAATAGGTCAAAATTTAAGTGGTGGAAATGGATCAATTGCTTTATATGCAGCAGATTTCACTGGACATTGTGCAACAGATGGTGAACTTCCACCAAATGTTGATTGTGAAAAAATTTGTCAAATCAATTTCAATGCAGCAACAAAACCATTGTTTTGCTGGAATTTAGAAACACCAAGTGATTTTGCAAATGTCTTGACACTTGGAAAACTTGTTTTTCCAGTGATTGCAGTTGACAAAGGTGTCACAACTTATTCTGCAACAATGCGATTTGTGCAAACATAAAAACAACAAAATTGATTGAACTAAAAAAATATAATAAAATGAACGAAATGATCGAAAGAATTTGTCCGACAACAATTTTGTTGAATGTTTCTGCAATAGGTATTTCAATGACTGATCTTGAACTTGGTTTGAAAATGCTTTCTTATACTGCTGCAATTGTATGGACAACCATCAAAATTGCAAAGGAAATTCAAATGTGGAATCAAAATTCTAAAAAATAAAATCATGGCAAAAAAGAACATGTTTGTTTTTCGTGAAGTTAAACACAAAAAAAGAAAAGGTGTTCATGCCAAATCAAAAAGTTCCAAGAATAAAAATTCAAGGAACTATGTAAAACCATACAATGCACAAGGAAGATGAAAAAACAAAAATATCTGATCATTCATTGTTCTGCAACTTATGAAGGTGATGACATAAGACCAGAAACAATTCGAAATTGGCACATGGGAAAAAATCATCGTGGCTGGTCAAGGGTTGGATATTCAGACATCATCACAATTGATGGTGTTCTTCACAACATGCATTTTGCAAAAGGATCAAATCCATTTGATCAATACATTGAAAGTTCAGAAATGACATGGGGTGTTCGTGGACAAAATTCACATTCAAAACATGTTTGCTATATTGGTGGACTTTGTAAAAAAACAAAAGAACCAAAAAACACTTTGAATGATCTTCAAAGATATACACTTGAAATTTATGTGAAACATGAGTTGTTGCGAAATCCAGACATCATGATTGCTGGACACAATCAATTTTCAAACAAAGCATGTCCATCATTTGATGTTCCGAACTTTTGTTGTGAAATCGGACTACAAATGAAAAATGTGTATTTTAAAAAATAAATAAATAATTTAAAAAAATATAAAAAGATGAAATTTTTAAAAATGTTAAATTCAAAAAGATTTGTGATCACTATTTTCATGATGGTTGCATGGTTAGTTTTTGGATATTTAGGAATCAAAGAAGGAACAAACATGTCAGAATTTGCAGCATATTTTGCAGCACTTTCACCATTTGTGATCGGATACATTTATGGTGAAACAAAAAGATCTTCATGCAATAAAAACGAAGATGAATGTTGCAAAAAATAGTTTTTTTCTGGATCACTGCACTTTTGATTTCAAGTTGTTGCACAACAAGAATTTGCAAAGTTGATCGTGCAAATAAAAAGATCCATGAACTGACTGAAAAATATCCAGAACTTACAAGACAAGACACAATTGTTGTCAAAGATACCATCAAGATTGAATCGGTTGTTGCAGACACATCTTTTGTTGATCCAGTGTTGATTGACACTATTGCTGGAAATGTTATCAATAAAACAGACACAATTGTTGTTGTCAAGGATAAAATAAAAATAAAATATGTCAGACAAGATTCAATTGTCTATTTGTCTGGTGAATGTGAAGGTGACACAATATATCTGGAAAAAGAAATTCCAGTTGAAAAAGTGATCATTCGTGAACCAACTTTTGCAGAAAAAACAAAGGGGTGGACATGGTTGTTGATTGCAATTGCAATTTGTGGTCTTGTTGCAAGAATGTATTTGAAAGACATCACAAAAATTTTCAAGTTCTTCAAATAGTTGGTTTTCAACATGATCGTGTTGATGGAAGTTTTGAAGAATTGTTTCACATATTAAAAAAAACTTTTACTTTGAAACATGGTTTTGAAAAATAAAAAACAAAATCGACCACATTGGAATGAAGATATGATTCCATTTATCAATGAACTTCGATCATTTCCGAAAGAAGTTCAAAAACAATGCTTGTCTTCTGCAATAAAATATGCAAAAAATGGTGGTGAAATTGAAATCGATCACACCAAGAACAAACAAACTATCACTTCACCAAAATCATCAAGGATCAAAACACTTGAAGATCTGATCAAAGTTTGTAAAATAGACACAAAAATCTGGAATGTTGAAAGATATGTTGTCAACAAATGGGAAGTCGGATCACAAGTTGATGGAAGAATCATTGTTGAACCATTGTTTCAAATCAAAGCATGGTTGAAAAGATCAACAGAAATTTTTGATCTGCACACAATAAGAAACGAAATCATTGCAGAAGTCAAGTCATTTGCACCTAAATATCCAAAAATTGAATATCAAATACAAGATGAAGGTCAATTGATGGAAATCAACATTTTTGATCTGCATTTTGGAAAATTATGCTGGGGAAAAGAAACTGGTGACAATTATGACACCAAAATTGCTCGAAAAAGGTTCAAAGATGCGATTTCAGCAATGATCGCAAGATCCAAAGGGTTTGACATCAAACGAATTCTTTTTCCTATTGGAAACGATTTTTTCAATTCAGACAATTCAAAAAACACAACAACAAACTTGACACCACAAGATGAAGATCTTCGATGGAAAAAAACCTACAAAGCTGGTCGTGAATTACTGATCGAAGGCATTGACATGCTTTCAACAATTGCACCAGTTGATGTTGTGGTTGTTCAAGGAAATCATGACTTTGAAAGATCATTTTATGTTGGTGATGCAATGGAATGCTGGTATCACAACAATGAAAATGTCAGTGTTGACAATTCTGCAAGTCATCGAAAATACTACAAATTCGGAAAATGTCTTGTTGCATATACACATGGAAACAATGAAAAAGTTGCAGATCTTCCATTGCTTGTTGCATCTGAACAACCAGATTTGTGGTCAAAAACAAAATATCGTGAAATTCATGTTGGTCATTTACATCACAAAAAAGAAATCAAATTCATGTCAACACAAGAACACAAAGGAATGGTCATTCGATTCATGCGATCATTGTCTGGAACTGATGCATGGCATGATCTGAAAGGATACAAAGGTGCAATTCAGTCGTGTGAAATGTTCATCTGGGACAAAGAAAATGGTCTTGTTTGTCAATTTGCACACAATCTTTGATCTTTTTTTTTGGTCATTCTTATCTGGTAAATAAAAAAAAATAAAAAAAAGTTTCATTTTTCCATTGTGGAAATAAAAAAAAGTTTTACTTTTACAAAAGAAATCAAGACACAAAGTTTTGATCTAACCTAAAAAACAAAATTAAAATGGAAAATTCAAATTCACCTTCAAAATTCACAAGATTCGACAGACATGAAATTTATTGTGATGACATGCAATCTTTAAACATGGCACTGACATGGAAAACATCTGGATCAGTTCGAAACAAAATGTTCGGATTGTTTGATGGTTATCTTTATACAGATCTGAAAGATGAAAAATATCTTCAAGAAAATGGTTGTTCTTTTGAAACAATTCAAAAAATCAAGGTCTTGATCATGCACATCGAAAGAAAATTGAACATTGACAAAACAAAAGTTCTTTCAGAAATCAATGGTGATGGCTGGGGTTTGAAAGTTTTGGAAGAAACAATCAATGAAGTTTCAAAATAATAAACAAACAAGATCGGTCACTTCGGTGATCGGTCTTTTTTTATTCACTTTAAAAAAAAACAATCATGCAAAAAATTAAATTTTATCTTAAAAAATTGATCTATAAAATCATGAATCTGCAAAGATTTGAAGTTGTGGATCGTGTAATTTTAGACACTGGACTGATCTGCATTCACATCAAGGATCATTGTTCTGGTGCAATCAATGTTGATGTGATCAAAAACGATGTCTTATGAACCAGCTGAAACCAAGACAAATTTTTGTCTATAAAAACCAGAAAAAAGTTCCATCAAGATTTGGTGGTCAAATGTTTTATCTTTTTTTCAATGATGGTGAAAGATCATTCAGAACATGTGTGGACACTACATTTCGAAACTTTCACAAATGGGAAAAGTTGATTCGCAATGCAAAAAAAGGTGACATCGTGAATGGTCTTGTTGTCAAATCAAATGGTTTGATCGATGCAGATTCAACACCATCGTATGGTGGCAACATATATGAAGAAACAAGACAATGAATTTTTATATATTAAAAAAAAGTTTTATTTTTACAAATTACTAAAAAACACAAAAAATGGCAAAACAAACAATCATTGACACTTCTGGAAATGAAGTCGTTCCAGTAAAGTCAAAAACAAATCGTGATCGGTTGAAAGAATTATATGTTCATTATAATTTGAACGAAGAAGACATTTTCAAACACAAAAAATTCGGATACATTATGATCACAAGAACTGGCATTGAAAAGATCATGTCACATGACAATGTTGTTGTGAAATATCAAACAGAAATGGTTTCGCTTGATGGTTGCATGGTCAAAGCAATTGCAACAAAGGGTGAAACCACAATTGAAACTTATGGATCAGCAACAAAAGCAAATTGTCAATCAACATATTTTCTTGAAATGGCACAAAAACGAGCAAAAGCAAGATGTGTTCTTGAAATTACTTCATTTTATTCACTTGGTGTTTATTCAGATGTTGAAGTTGATGAATGGAATGTCATGCACAAAACAAATCAATGATCATGAATGAAATTTTTCTGAATGGCAAATATCAAGTTGTTTCTGGTGATCCATATTTTTTCAAAAAGTATGGTGATCCAGTTCCAACATTCCAGCTTGATGACACTGCTGATGCAGTTTTTGGAAAAGATTGGAAGGAAAAACAACAGATGCAACCATTTATGCAAAATTTTATGTCAAGGATCATGAAAATGGGTTTGTCTTTGTATGATATTGAAGAACCGATCTTGTTCGGAAAAATATCTGCAAAAGGTCAAATCATGCGATTTCCAGAACTTGTTCTTCGATCTGAATTGAAATACAATCATTCAATCAAAGAATTCAATCTGCAAGTCAAAACAAAAAAAATCAAAATCAAATCTTTAACTAATTAAAAAAAAATAATATGATACAATTTTTCATCATCATTCTTGCAATTCTTTTCTGGGGTGTCACCTTGTGGGTTGCTTATATTGCTGGAATGACAAGGGGTTTCAAAAACTTCACAACAAACAATCCAGATCACAAATTTGACAAACTTGATGCATCAGTGTATTCACAAGTCACTGGAAAAAAATTGTCAGACATCAATCCAGTTGCTGAAATGTTAGCTGATAAAAAAATTCAAGATTTTAAAGATGCACAAAAAATTGAATTGAGAAAAAAAGCTGCAAAAATTCAGAAGGCAAAACTGAAAAAAGCAAAAGCAAAAAAATTTAAAAAATAATGTCAGAAAAAAAACACATCATTGATGAATGGTTTGATGAAATTGAAGATCCTATTGTCACAAATTGGAATTTGATTTCATTGATGGAATCGTGGATCGATTATTCAGTTTTTGATGATCATGAAAAAGAAAATTTGCGAATCAAGATCACAAAACTTCGTGAATCAGAAGTTTCAAAATTTCTGGATTTTTTAAACGATCACCGAATCTGGCTTGATCCAAGAGATCAATTCAAGATCATGGTCAAAAATGGTGTTTTTAAATAATAACCAAAAAAAAAGTAATATGTCAAAAAAACAAAAAGACAATGAATTTGCAAAAACATTGCGATTTCATGGAATATCAAAAAGAATGCTTGGACAAGAAATGAATTTGTCACAACCAACAATCAAAACTTATTGTGAAAATCCACATAAATTTCGACTTGATCAACTTCGAAAAATTGGTCAACTGACTTCATTGGATTTGAATGATCTGGACAAGTTGATTGATGATGAAAAGTAAAAAAAGACAAAATTTGATTTCATTCAAAAGTTTATCAGCAGAAGAAAAACAATCGGTTGTGTTTTATATTCAAAGAAATGGTGTTTCAATAAGACAAGCATCAATTGATTTGCACATGACAACAAACACAATCAACAAAATTTATTCCGAAAAGTTCGGAAAAAAAGATCGTGAACATGATCAAAATAATACTAAACAATTAAAAAAATAAAATTATGGAAGACAAAACATTCATCAATGGTTTATTCATTAGGGAAAAAGAATTTGACAATGGTGGTTCGATCATTAAGGTTGACATCAATGTGAACACACTTTTCGAGCAATTACAAGCATTAAAAAACGACAAGGGGTTTGTCAGTATAGAATTGAAAAAAAGAAGGGAAAAATCAGAAAATGGTCTTTCACATTATGCTGAACTGAACACATTTGTTCCAAAAGAACAACATGGTTCACAAAATAAAAAAGACAACACATTTCACACATCAGATGATGATGAAGGTCTTCCATTTTAATGTGAAGAAGATCTGCTGGTTCGGCATTTACTTGATTAAAATCTTGGAAAAATGGGATAAAATGTCCAGCAAATCTTTTTCATTATATAAAAATAATTTTTATTTTAGCATTTAAAATCTTCAAAAACCTAAAAATGGAAAACAAAAACAAAGATCGGAATTTTCTGGGTGTCTGGATTCCGAAAGATGTATATCTGAACAAAGATCTTTCATGGTCTGAAAAAATTCTTCTTGTTGAAATCGAATCACTTGACAATCAAGATGGTTGCTTTGCTTCAAACGATTATTTTGCTGACTTTTTAGATGTCACAAAAACAACAATTTCAACTGCAATTTCTAAATTGAAAAAACTTGGATATGTGGAACAAGTTTCTTTTGATGGTCGAAGAAGGGTTTTGAAAATTTGTGAATCTGCATACAAGAAAACCGAAATGCAGACAACAGAAAAACCAGAAACCAGCATCAATGAAAACTTAAAACATAATAATACAGATATAAAACCATCTAAAAATCAAAATAAAATTCAAAAAATAAATAAAAAAGAAAATTTTAATTTGAATAAAAATGATCTAAAAAAGATCAATGACATTGAAAGTGGTTCAATTTGTATTGAAGTTGATGAATTGAAAACAAATCAAGTTTGGCTGGAACATGCATCAAGACATTTGAAGTTGTCAATGTATTGGATTGATCAACTTTTGAAAGAATTCATTTCAGAACAAAAATTGAAAGATGATTCATTCAAATCAATTCGTGAACAAAAATCACATTTTTTGAACTGGTCAAAAATACAAGTTGCAAAAAACAGAAAATTCAATGATCGATGGGGAAGGTTTGATCCACCACATGCAAAACCAAAAATCAAAAAAGTTGTTGAACAAAAAAATGAACCAACACCAGAAGAAAAAAAGCAAATGCATCTTGAATTTTTGCAAACCAGTTTGATTGATCCATACAATAAATTTTTAAAAACTGGACAATTTGTGAAGATAAGAGATTTTGGAAATTTGGTTTCGAATGAATTGAAAAAAAATCAAATGTTGTTCAATGATATGTCAGTGATTTCAAAATACAAAGATTCAATTCCAGATCCAAAACCACAAAAAAACAATCAAAGATTGTCTGCTTTAATGAATACAAACAAAAAAGATCAAATGGTCAAAGATTTCATTTTTAGAAAAACATTTGAAAATTTGAAAGAAAAAAAAGTTGATCTTGAAAAAATACTATTGAAATGAAAAATCGACAAGATGAATTGCGAATACAAATTGCAGTTGTTAACTGGATCAAATTATCATTTCCAGAAATCAAGTTTTGTGCATCAGCTGGTGGAATGCGAACATCATTGTCAGTTGCAAAAAAAATGAAAGCATCTGGATATGTCAAAGGATTTCCAGATCTTTTTTTGTATCAACCAACATCAAAACACAATGGACTTGCAATTGAACTAAAAACAAAAACTGGAAGAATGTCTGCACACCAAAAACAATGGTTGCAAGATCTGAATGATCGTGGATATTTAGCAATTTGCACACATGGATTTGAAGAAACAATTGAAAAAATCACTGATTATTTGAACGAAAAGATCTGAAAAACAAAAAAAAACTAAAAAAAAGTTTTATTTTTTGCATTTTTATAAAAAAAAGTTTTATATTTACAAAGAATTTATTGTTCAACCTAAAAAAACTAAAAATGGAAAATTCAAAAAAAATCAAATTATCTTTCGAAGTATTCGGTGACTGGTTACTTGGTGACACAAAATGGTGTGTTGTTTGCAAAGAAACTTCAATGCTGATCGGTTGTGATACAAAAAAAATGGCAATGCATCTGAAAAGAAACTGGTGGGAATGGGAATTTGTTGATGCAAATTCAATCAGACCAAATCATGTCGTGACATTCTTCAACAAAAATGGTGAATGTGATGTTGAAGGATCAGATGACTTTCAAAATCAATTCAATCAAGATTGGAACAAAAATCTTCCAAAAAATAAAAATATCATCTTATCAATTGAAGATCAGCTTGATCATACAAATAAAAACGAAGAACTTTTCATTGATAGTCAAAAATAAAAACCTAAAAAAAAACAAACATGGAACAAGAATTGAAAATCGTGATCAAAGATGAAAACATCATCTTGACACAAAAGCATGATGGCAAAAGACATGAAATTGCAAACAGATCATTCAAGCAAAACGAATGGAACAAAATGATCAATGCATTTCAAACAACATTCATTCAACCAAAAACATTTGCATTCACTGAAATTGACTGGTGGGTTGCAGTTGATGGTTTTGGTCGTGGCAACTGGACAAGAAATTTCTACAAACTTGTGGTGACATACGAAAATGGATTTCAATACAAATTCAGAACATTTCAAGAATTCAATGCAATCTTCGGAATGAAGTTCAAAAAAGATACAACATTTCATGATTTTAAAATCACAATGAAAAGAATTCATGCTGAACTAAAAAATGAAGAAGATCCAGCATTCAACATTGGTCAAACTGAATTTGATGTATCATGACAACAGAAACTTTCACACAAATAAATTCAAACAGATCATTTGATGTTGATCTGTATGGTTTCAAAAAATGGTTTGTCAAGCAATACAATCTTGATCCAGAAATTGACATTGACATGGAATCAACAACAATGTCAGTTCAGTGGGAATTCTACATTGAAATGCGATCATGGGGTGTCAAAACAATTGGTGCTTATGCAACAAAAGTTGAAATGTCAATTCTTGTTGAATACTATGATCAAGATGACACAAAACATGAATACGAAATTGAAGAAAAAGTCATGAAAACATTTCTTGAAGAATTTGAAATTGATTCGAATTCAGAACATGCAGATGGACAATTCACAATCAACAATGTTGAAGTTGACTTTGATGATAAAAAAATACAAGTGAACTTTTGATGAAAAAAGAAATGATCCAGTGTGAAGTTTGTCATGGTGAAGGACAATTCATCTGGTCTTGTTGTGGATACAACATCACATTTCAAGTTGAAGCATACAATGACACAAGATGTCCAAGTTGTCATGAAAATTGTGGAACTGACAAAGAACCTTGCGAAGCATGTGATGGAACTGGACAAATAGAAATGCAAATAATTAAACCGAATTACTAATTTATAAAAACAAAAAAATGGCAAAAACTAAAATCACACCAGAAGAAGAATGTTTCAAGATCATTCAAACAATCTGGTCATGCAAAAACGATGAACAAAAAGAAGGTTGTGTCAACATGTTTGAAACATACAAGAAAAAACATGGTGAAGACAATCTTGGTGTCACATTCATAAAACTTGAAATGTTGCGACTTGAACAAATCATCAAACTTTCGAAACTACGAAATGAACAAATGAAAAAAGTTCAAGAAGAACTTGAAAGACAAAACAAAGAAAATGGAATCAAAGAACCATCACAAGAAGATCTGAAACAAGCAGCAAAAACTGCAAAGATCATGAACATTGATGAATTAAAAAATTCCAAGAATAAGGACAAAAAAAAGAAATAAAAATACAATCTTTGTGATTGTTTTCCATCGATCAATCTGATCGTGGTTTTTTAGGTGAAGAAGATTGCATCGATTCTTGGTGTGATCTTCTTCTTTTTTATAACTAAATAAAACAATGAAATGAAAGATCTTGACAAATATGGATCACTTGATGATCACTTGCATAAAACAAAAGAAAACAAAATCAAAGATGATCAGCTGAACGAAACATTCACAAAAGTCATCACAATCAAAGTATCCGAAGAAACATTTGAAGCATGGGAATTGCTTTGTGAAAACTGGGGTGATGTTCTTGGATACGACAACAAATCAAAGGTTTTTGAATTTGCAATCATTGAAGCATTGAACATTCCGATTGCATCACTTGGTGGTTTCAACATTTAGTTGTGAACTATTATTTGAACAATAATAAAATCAAATTAAAATTATTTTTTATTTTTGTATAAAACGAAACAAAATGGGACATTCTAAAAAAAGGGAACAAACCAGAACAAAGGTCACAAAAGATGCATTGCTTGATGCATTAAGACAAAACATGGGAAATGTCACACTTGCATGTCACTTTGCGAAATGTTCAAGATCAACTTTTTATCGATACATTGAAAGTGATGATCACTTCAAAAGTGAAGTCGAAGAAATTTCAAACATTGCACTTGATATTTGTGAAGCAGAATTGTGGAAACAGATCAAAGATGGAAATGTTCCATGCATTCTTTTCTATTTGAAAACAAAAGGAAAAAAAAGGGGTTATGTCGAAAGACAAGAAGTGACTGGATCAGATGGTTCACCAGTATTGTTTCAAGAAACAAAAACATATCTGAATGCACCTATCACTGAAACAGACACAAGCAATTGATCTTCTTGAAAACGACACACACAATGTGATCTGCTATGGTGGTGGTGCTGGTGGTGGCAAATCAATGCTGGGTGTTTATTACATCATCAAGCAGTGTTTGAAATATCCAGAAACAAGATGGTGCATCGGAAGATCAAGATTGAAAACTTTGAAAGAAACAACACTTGTTTCATTTTTTGAAGTTTGCAAAATGCAAGGTCTTCAAGCAACAAAAGATTTCACATTCAATCAAGCAACTTCAACAATCACATTTCATCGAACTGGATCAGTTGTTCTTTTGAAAGATCTTTTTGCAATGCCATCAGATCCAGAATTCAGTTCACTTGGATCACTTGAAATCAGTGGTTGTTTCATTGATGAAGCATCTGAAATCACACAAACTGCATTTGCTATTCTTCAAAGTCGAATTCGATACAAACTTGATGAAAACAATTTGATTCCAAAATGTTTGATCACATGCAATCCATCAAAGGGGTGGGTGTTCACTGAATTTTGGAAACCATTTTCAAATGGATCACTTGCAAAAAACAAAGCATTCATTCAATCACTGGTCACTGACAATCCACACATTTCAAAACACTACATTCAACAACTTGAAGGTCTTGATCAGTTAAACAAAAAAAGATTGTTGTTCGGTGACTGGAACTATTCTGATGAAGATTCAAATCTTTTTTCAATTGACAAGCTGAATGACATGTTCACAAATGAATTTGTCAAAGATGGTCAAAAATACATGTCAGTTGATGTTGCAAGGTTTGGAAGGGACAAATCAGTCATTTGCATTTTTAGTGGTTGGAAATTGATCAAGATAAAAACATGGAAAAGAAACACATTGTCAGAACTTGCAGATCATGTCAAGAAATATGCTGATGAATACAACATTGCAAGATCAAACATCATCACTGATTCTGATGGTGTTGGTGGTGCAATTCCAGATTTCATCAAAGGAACAAAAGCATTTGTCAACAATGCAAAAGCATTGAAAGATCAAAACTATAAAAATTTAAAAACACAATGTTTTTATCATTTAGCATCGATCATTGAAAATGGTCAAATCTATATTGAAGAAAAAGATCCAGAAATCAGACACCAGATCATTTCAGAACTTGAAGTGATCAAACAACATGATGTTGACAAGGACAACAAGATTTCAATGACACCAAAAGATCAGATCAAAAGCATTCTTGGAAGATCACCAGACATTGCAGATGCTATTGCAATGAGATCTTTTTTTGATCTTAACAAAACAAGAATCGTGTATTTTGGTTGATCTATTCACAAAATGTTCGATATTTAGAGAATATAAAAAAGTATTTTTGCAACTTATGGAAAAAATAAAAACTTTAAACAAAAAGCATGAATTGATTCTGGAACAATTTGTCAACAATGTTGATCGTTTTATCTACGAAATAACAGATGAAGAAAAAATGGAAGTTTTTCAAAACTTTATTCCATTAAAACACAAAGCAAGAATGTTGCACAATACACTTGCAAAGAACATTGATGATGAAAAAATTTCAAAACAAGAATGGGTTTTCATGTTGCCAAATTTTTTGATGTTTGGTGCATTTGGTTTTGCAATGGCTTTGAAGAAAACAAAGAACCAAGACATTCTGGATCTGAAAGTTCGTGAATTGTTTGAAGAAATGACTGAAACAATTTATGATCTTGATGAAATGTTGCAAAGTCATTTTCTTGATCTTGAAGCAATGGAAACACTTGAAAAAATAATAAACAAAAAAAAACAAACAAAATGATCAACTTAAAAATCGGAAAACACAAATGTCAAATTCCAAATGAATGGCATGAAATGACAATTTCAAAATATGCAAAAGTTGTTGCAATACTTTTGCAACATGATGTCAAAGATCCAGATGAAATTGAAGATGAAAAAATCAAACAAGATCAAAAAGCAAAAAACATTGCTGCAAATCGTGACATCTTTTCTTTGTTGACTGGTCTTGACAATAGTGTGATCATGAACACAAACTTGAAAGAAATGAATAATTGTCTGGAATTGATGAATCGGTTTTTGAACACAAGAGTTGAAAAACAATTCAGTGAAAATGAAGATGAAAAACATCATTTTAGTTTCAAAGGAAAAACATATTTTTTTCCAAAAGCAAAGATGACTGAAACAACTTTTGGTGATTACATTGAAAGTGAACAAATTGCTGCAAATGCAAAAGAAATTGAAGGTGGTCGTTTTGGTATTATTGCAAAACAAATGGCAATTCTTTGCAAAGAAGAAGGTGAAGAAGAAACAAATGACAAGCTGGTTGCTAAAAAAGCAAGAATTTTTGAAAATCTTCCGATGGATATTGTGTGGAACTTCGTTTTTTTTTTGATGAAACAAACAAACACATATCAGAAAAGTATTCAAATGTCTTCAAAGATGGTCAAAGAAGCATCACAAACAGACATGCAAACGAACACTGGGACATCATGAAGGGTTTTGGCTGGTTGAACACATTGTATGATCTTGCAAAAGATAATGTTTTCACATTTGGAAATCACAATGCAATCAATTCAGTGATGAAGACAAATTTGTATGAAGTTTTCACATTTTTGTCATGGAAATCTGCACAAAGGGAATATGAGAATGAAGTTCGTGCAGCTATGGAAAAAGAAGCAGAACAAAAACAAAGAAGCAAACGATAATAAAAACAAAATAATATGTCAGCAAATATAATTGATTTAAAAGAAATACTTATTAAAATGCAAGATGTGTGGACAAGTTTTCAATGTAAAGCAATTGAA